GGTAGAAAAGGCTTTTCAGACAGCCGTAGAAACCGCAGTACAAGAACGTCTAAAGGGCGGAGAACCGCTGAAAAAAGCATCGGAGAACAGCAATGATTATGAAACAAGACTTGCAGACGCAAGGAAAACAGGCGATAACTTGACGGCAATTCAGATTAAACAAGAAGCTGCCGAAAAAGGTATCGTACTAATTTAAGAAAAGGAAGGTAAAACAAATGCCAGAAGTACAAGGAATAGGAACAACATGGAATCTCCCCAACTATTCAGGGGAACTATTTACAGCAGACCCGACACAGACGCCGCTTTTATCTATGATTGGCGGATTGACAGGGGGGAAACAAACGGATAACTTTGAGTTTCCGACCGCAGTCTTATTTGACTATCCGGATCCTGAACAACCGGAAATTTCGGAGGATTCTTCCGTGACAGCGCCGGATCCTACTCATATTTCGAGAGATCAGGAAAAAAATGTTGTGCAGATCCACCATGAAACAGTCAACTTAACTTATGCGAAGCAAAGTAACTCAGGGCGCATGTCAGGGATTAACACTGCAGGACAGCAGCCGAACCCAGCCACTGAAAAAGCATTTCAGATCCAGCATAAGTTAATCAAAATCGCTCGTGATGTTGAACACAGTTTTATCCGTGGAAAACACCAGATATCCACAGGATCTAATGTCGCGAACAAAACCCGTGGTTTAATTGAATTAACTGAAAGTGCAACCACACTTGACGCCGGTGGCGGACTTCTTACGAAAGAGATGCTAGACACTATTTATCGCGAGATGGCTAACGCAGGTGCATATTTCACCAATATGGTTATGTTTCTTCCGGCTTACCAGAAGCAGGTAGTAACCGAAATTTATTCCACTCAATTCGGTGTTAATCTCCCCGCGACAAGGAATGTTGGAGGTGTGAACATTACAGATATTGAAACAGATTTCTTTAAAGTCGGCGTTGTCTGGGATAGATTTATGCCTGATGATTCGCTTTTAATCACAGATATCGGGCATGTAGCACCGGTGTTCCAAGCAGTGCCAGGAAAAGGTGTGTTGTTTGAAGAAGCTCTTGCCAAAAAAGGTGCGTCAGATGCGGTTCAGATTTACGGGCAGATCGGGCTTGCTCACGGGCCAGCGTTTTTACACTCGTCTATCACAGGATTGAAAAAACAATAGGAGGATTCAACATGTTTAAAATCACAGGAAAGAAAAACAACATCATCTGGGATCCCAAAAATAATAAGCAGTTAGTTCACTTGGAGAACGGCTGTTTTGATACGGAGGATACAGCAGTCGTTAAGCGCTTAAAGGATCTTGGATATGAAGTGACGGAAGCAGTAGACAAAAAGGAAGATGCCGGAGGCGAAAAGAAACTGGAGGAGATGAATCTGACGGAGCTGAAAGCTTTGGCGAAAGAAAAGGGGTTGCAGGGCTATAGTGCACTAGCTAAAGAAGAATTATTGGCGGCGTTGAAGGAAGTGGTGTAGGTGGATAATCTTGAATATCTGCAAAAGATGACAGGGGAGAGCGATGGGAAGCTGCTTTCCCTTTTGCTTGCCGATGCCGAAGATTTTGTGCTGTCCTATACGAGGCGGACGAAGATACCGGCGGAGCTCGAAAGGACCGTCCGCCAACTGGCACTGATCGCTTACAACCGGATGGGGACAGAAGGCGAGAGCAGTAGGAGCGAGGCGGGAGAGTCTTACAGTTTTGATGATTCACCCAAGCAGGTGTATGACACGCTGAACCGGTATCGGCTGGCTAGAGTAGGGGGTAAAGCCTATGAGAATGAAACGCAGCAGGATAAAGGCGTATCGCTTGAAGACGGCAGTCACGAAGAAGGATAGAGAGCAGGGAACCTATACTGAGTATGAGAACCCTGTTTCTTTTTCTGGCGAGGTCTGGCCAGCGTCAGGGAAGGTGCAAGCAGAAATGTACGGTGAACGGCTGTCTTACATCCGGAACGTCCGCATAGACGGTAAATATGTAATCACAACGGACCGTGAAGGAAGAGTGCACTATGTGTATCCCGCGGGGGTGGATGTAATAGAAGGGGCTGGTCTGTGTCTATACGTTGATGAGGAAGCGGAGCCCGACTACAAGATCATAGCTATCAAGCCGTACAATCCTCTTCGATTGGAGGTTGAGAAATTATGACCGGCGAAAAAGAGTTGATGAAGGAATTAGAAAATCTTTCATCATTCGATCTCGGTAATGCTGTTGGAAAGGGAATCTCCTTCGTGCAAGAAGCCGCAAAGTCTCTGTGTCCCGTGAATGATGGGGAGTTGCGGGAAAGCATCTTCACAACATTCAAAGGGCGAAGAAATGAGATCGAAGGAATCTGCTACACAAATAAGGGTCATGCTTCCCCGGTGGAGTTTGGTGCCGGTCCGAAAGGGCAGGCAAGCCATGAAGGAATTTCACCCGAGGTAGCTGTGTCATATACGCAATCACCATGGTGGATCCATGAGAGCCAGATCGATAAAGCCACAGCAGAGAAATACCACTTCTTTGCAATTGAGACGAAGCAAGGGATTTTTTATCGATCTAGTGGCCAGGCAGCTCAGCCATTTATGTATCCGGCATTGGCAAACAACATTGATAAGGTGACAAAAATTGTAGCAGGTGAAGCAAGGAAGGATATGAAATGAAAAATGTAAAAGATCAAATAGCGGAAGCACTGCTGGAAGTGACTGAAAATGTCACGGATGCATACCCGCAAAATTGGACCGATTTCCCTACGATACAGTATACAGAGGAAAACAACATGGTGCATACCCGCACCGACAACAGGGAGCAGATGGCGTTCGTAAGCTACCGGATCGATGTGTGGAACAACCGCAGCACATCGGAAACGGCGCTGGCTGTAGATGAAGCAATCGCAAAATTAGGATTGGTGCGTAGTATGTGCCAAGATGCAAACGATCAAACAGGTCTGAAACATAAGGTCATGCGATATGAGGGTGTCATTGACATGAATTCCGATATCGTTTATTGGCCGGCATAGGAAGGAGAAAAATTATGTTAGCAAATGGAGCAAAATTAGGATATAAGAAATCGAGCGGATCCACATACACGGATCTGCCAGGATTAAAAGAACTTCCGGATATGGGAGTGGAGCCGGAGAAGGTGGAAAACACCTGCCTGACGGATAAAAATAAGCAGTATGAGAATGGTATCGGTGATTTAGGGGACATGAAGTATAAGTTCGTGTATGACAATAAGTCTGCAACTTCTCCATACCGATTAATGCGTAACGCGCAAGAATCAGGGGAGGTATTGAGTTTCAAAGAAACCTTGGCAGATGGAACCACATCAGAGTATGACGCACAGGTATCTGTAAAACGAACCGGGGGCGCAGTGAACGGAGTTATTGAGTTTGAACTTACAATGGCAGTGCAAAGTGATCTTAAGTATACAGATCCGGCATAAGAAGGGAGCTTAAAGCATGAGTGATTTATTTGGACTCGAAGAAGAAGTAATTGAAGAACAGGCAGAGCAGGGTGAGGATAAAGTGATCCAGATGCGCAAGCCGCACAGCGAATGGACTGTAGGAGATACTACATACAAGCTGAAATTAACCACAACGGACATCGTTAAACTTGAGCAGAAATACAAGACCAACATCATGAATTTGGTAGCTGGTGATATCCCGCCGCTGTCTATTATGCTGACAATAATCCAGGCAGCAACGACGAAGTATGAACACGGTATTAGCATTGTAAAGGTGCAAAAGATCTATGAGGCATACGCAGAAGATGGTGGTAGCCAGATGGCGCTGCTCACTGACGTAATCATGCCCCTCATGGCGGTGTCTGGTTTTTTTACACCAGATCAGGCAGCAGAGATGATGGAGAGCCTGAAAGAACAGATCTAAGAACCTACACAGATATAATTACTAAAGACCTGTATCCGGCAGCACTTGATATCTGCATCGATCCAGAGCAGTTTTGGTGGTATTCTATCCGGGAGATAATAGATCTCTTGGATAGTTATGAGCGCCGCAAACGACAGAAGCGCAAAGAGCAGATTGAGGATATTTTTGTACTTGCGAATTTGCTTATACCACACAGCAAAATGACAGATGCGCCAATGCGGATGCCTTGGGAGGTTTACCCTGATCTCTTCGCGAGAGAGCAGGAGGCCTACGAGGAGCAGCAACAGGCGGAAGACCTAGAAGCATACAAGGAGCGGCGCAGACAGTACGCTGCCGAGCATAACAGGCGAAGACAATAACAGGCACCCAGCAGGGTGTTATTTTTATGCAAAGGAAGGAGGTGTAAACAGTGAGTGAAACAACATTAAAGAAACTGCAAGTAGTAATTGAAGGAACCTCAAACCCTTTGCAGAAGGAGATCAACAAGGTTAAGCAGTCGGTAAAAAGTATGACCGGGGCGGTGGAAAAAGCATCGAAAGTAAGCCTAGGCGCTAATTCAATGACCAAACAGGTCAAGAACATGCAGGATAATCTCAAAAGGCTCAAAAAGGATCTGACGAGTGGAGAGCTGACCAAAGGCATTCAGTTAGAAGCTGGTATTCGAGTAGAGACTGACGAATTCACGGAGTTGAGAAATAATATCGAAGATACGAAGATACAGCTCGATTCTCTGCAGCAGAAGCAAGAAGATCTTAAGACTTCAGGCAGATACACAGAGGAAGAATCAGCGGAATACAAAGAGCTTTCAGCATATATCGAAGAAGCAAAAGCAAAGCTGGCGGACTTGCAGAATACGCAAGAAGAATGGAAAAGCATTGGTGTCGATTCCGGCGGCGCGTGGGATCAACTTCAAGCAGATATGGAGGAGGCGAAGAACACCCTCCAAGCCTTTGTGAACGATATGCAGGACTTGCAGGCATCGGGAGAGGCGACCGTACAGAAGGAAACGGCAGCTTGGCAGAGTAATCAGAGCGCTATAGCGGCAGCTGAATCCCAGTTAAGCCGGTATAATCAGACCAAAGCGATGATGTCTGCAACGGGTACAGATACAGAGTATGTTAATCAAGGGGCGATGAGCAACGGCAGTGCAATACAGACGGCTGTAGCAGGTGCAAAGATTGGTATGCAGGGCGTGTCACAGTCTATTACTGCAATGCGAACCCGTGTGAAGCAAGCGATTCGCGACATCCCCGGAATCGGAAGAGTAGCAAGAGAATCTGCTTATGTAGGATCTAAGGCTTTTCAAGGTCTCAAGGCAGTACTTGGCACGGTTGGTACTGCAGTAAAGAAGACTGGTGGCTTCTTTTCATCACTTATTCACAGATTTAAAAGTATGCGAGGGGCAGCCGGCGGAGCCGGCAATTCTATGCGCGGGCTAGGGAGCTCAGCGGGGGGACTCGGGAAGTCGATTTTTAGACTTGGCAACATGTTCAAAATGATGGTCATGCGGATGGCGATTCAGGGAGTTATCCAGGGAGCCCGGGAGGGTTTTCAGAATCTAGCGAAGTATTCGAGCAGTACAAATTCGTCGATATCGTCTCTGATGTCGTCCTTAAATCAGTTGAAGAACAGTTTCGCGGCGGCATTCGCGCCGGTGCTAAATGTCGTGGTGCCAATCTTGAATACTTTGATATCTTATGTAGTTTCAGCGGTGAATGCAATCGGTCAGTTCATGGCTGCACTTACCGGATCGGGGACGTACATAAAGGCAACGAATGTGGCAACGGATTATGCAGGCAGTCTTGATAATGCGGCTGCATCAGCAGACAACGCAACAGCAGCAACCGAAAAGTACAAGAAGTCACTTATGGGCTTCGATGAGATGAATACTCTAAGCAGCCAAAGTGATTCGAGTGGATCAGGCGGATCAGGTGGAACGGGCGGATCAGGTGGATCTGGATCAGGGGATCTGTTCGAAACCGTCACGATTAGCAATTCAATCAGTCAACTGGCAGACATGTTCAAAGATGCCTGGGCGAATGCTGACTTTACTGAAATTGGGAAATTGGTCGGTGAAAAGCTTAACGCAGCATTGGAGTCGATCCCGTGGGATGAGATACAGGAAACCGCCCGTAAAGTTGCGAAAAGTCTGGCAACATTCCTGAATGGTTTCATTGAAGCGACCGATTGGCATTTAGTCGGATCGACCATTGCCGAGGGGCTTAACACTGCGATTGAATTTGCGTACACTTTCGTAGAGTATTTTGATTGGGCAGCATTTGGTACAGCCATCGGGGACGCTCTTAATGGAATAGTTGACACACTGAATTTAGAGAAAGCGGGAAAGAATTTAGGGAACACGATAAACGGCCTGTGTACTACAGCAATTAATTTCGCCGACACTTTTAGTTGGAGTGGATTAGGAAGCAAGATATCCAGCGGAATCAATGGTGTACTAAATTCGATTGACGGCAGTACGTTCGGCGAAGCGGCAAGCAAGGTTGCTAGGGGTGCACTGGAAACTCTTAAAACTTCAATTCGAGAAACTGATTGGAAAAAAGTAGGTGAAGAAATAAGAGACGCATTAGCTGCAATTGATTGGTCAGGGATCGTTTATGATATATTCGAGATAATAGGCTTGTTGCTTGGTGGCTTAGCGGAATTTTTGGGCGGGCTACTGGGTGAGAAAGTAGCATCATGTCAGGCCTACTTTAAAGATCAAATAGAAGAGGCCGGCGGAAATATCGTGCTCGGAATCTTCAATGGAATTGTACTCGGGTGTGTCGGCATCGGGCAATGGATTATTGACAATATTTTTACCCCTTTCATTAAAGGCTTTAAGGATGCGTTCGGTATACACTCGCCATCTACAAAAATGAAGGAGATGGGCGGCTACATCATTGACGGTCTGATAGAAGGGATTAAAAATATTCCACAGGCTTTGTGGGACGCGGTTTCTGGATTGTGGAGTTTTGTAAAAAATGCGTGGGAAAGCGTGTTTGGTAATCTGGATCTATCGATAGATGCGGCAGTATCCCTTGTAAAAAATGGCTGGGCGACTGTTAAGGAATGGATCGGCAATATTCCCGGGGTTTCACAGTTAGTTGAATTAGCAAAAAGCGGTTGGACTTCCATCAAGGAGAAATGGTTTAGTAGCCTTTCAAAAATTGAACAGGGAATCGCTATTGTAAAAAGCGGTTGGGAGAGCATTAAGAAGAAATGGTTTAGTAGCCTTTCGAATATATCTCAAGGTATTGCAATTGCAAAGAGTGGATGGACTAGTATAAAGAAAAAATGGTTTAGTTCGTTAACTGCTATCAGTCAGAAGATAGGCCTGAAAAAGACTGGCTGGACCTCCGTGAAGAAATGGATACTTGGTGGCCTGAGCAAGCTTGAGCTTCCCATCAAGCTGCCAAAGATCAAAGTAAGTTGGGGTTCTAAGACGGTTGCCGGTTTCACTATCAAATACCCGAACGGATTTTCTACCTATGCAACCGGTGGATTCCCGCAGATGGGCGAAATGTTTATCGCAAATGAAGCGGGTCCAGAGCTTGTAGGAAAGATGGGAAACAAAACAACAGTTGCCAATCAGAATCAGATCACATCGGGCATTAAGCAGGGTGTGTACGAAGCTGTTACCGCAGCCTTGCAGGTGTCGAAGGGGCAGAACGGTAACGGGCAACCGGTAATTAATGTCTATGTCGGCGGCAAGAAAGTCACTGATGTAGTGATCGAAGAAGTGAACAGTAGGACGAAGTCCACAGGGCAATGTCCGATATTAACATAGTATTTCCCGCCCTTAGATGGGCGGGATTTTTATAGAAAGAAGGTGGTTCAGTGGCAGACATTTATTTGGGAAAAACTGAATCGAATATGCATGGATTTGAGATAAAGCAAAATTCTCTGTCCGTGGAGAAAAACAAAATATGGTCAGAGAATACCGGACGCGCAGCCGATGGAGAAATGACCGGTGATCTCGTAGCGATTAAGTATAAAATTGTAGCGACGCTACCGCCTATGAGCCAAGCGGCATCTGCACAGCTGGACGATATAATCAGTCAAGCATTTTTTTACGTGAAGTTTGCTGACCCGGCATCATCAACGGGGGCATTGAAAACAGTAAAGGCGTACAGCGGGGACGCATCGTACCCGGTTTATAGCTATGTAACAGGTGCTTTGAGGTATGTTGGGGTCGAGCTAAGTATAATTGGAAAATAGGAGATTTAATTTATGATAATGACAAACAAGGATATGGTCGCAGCGGTAAACAGTATCGAAGAGATGAAAAATCGGGAAGAGGATGGAAATAAAGTATTGTTTCCCGGGCGGGTTAAAGTCACCTATGCGATCAGGAAAAACAAAGCGAAGTTAGAAGCTGCTCTAAAACCATATAACGAAGAACGGGATGAATTATTAGCGAAGTGTATCGATGAAGAAGCCCAGGCTACAGGAGAATTGAAATTAAAAGAAGAATGTAAGGTAGAATGGGAGGCAGGCATCGAAGAATTGCTAAACATAGCCGTGGATGTGGATATCCACCTTATCAAGCTCGATGACATTGCTGACCTTGACCTGTCTTTCGCGGATGTGGATGCACTCGACTTTATGATTGAATAGGCAGGGGGTGGTAACGTGTATCAAACCTCAGAGGGGTTCCGCGAAATAGTAGAGGGTGATGGACGCACTTTTTACGCGAGAATAGTATCAGGAAATGATGTAATCACATCCGGCTTTAAAAAGATTTTCTTTAGTGGAGGGACAAATGGTTCCGACACAATCGCGCTTGGCGGAGCTGTATCAAATTACATCATTGTCGAGTTACACAATCAAGAAATCATGATGGAAAATAAAGAAATAGAATTGTCTATTGGTCTCAAGGTCGATGATGCGATTGAGTATGTGCCGTGTGGGTTTTACACAGTACAAAAGCCATCCAGCGACGGGGAGGTAGTAACATTTACAGCGTATGATCGCATGTTGAAGTTTGAACGGCTGTACGTTTCCAATCTTACTTACCCCGCTCCGGCTGATGCGGTTTTGAACGAGATATCCGAGTTGATAGGAGTTGCGATTGCGACTGCGGGGATTTCAGTGACAATAAACTCAAAACCAGCAGGATACACTTGTAGAGAGATCCTGTCCATCATCGGTCAACTAACAGGGACTTTTGCCATGATAAACCGGGCGGGGTCTGTGGAGTTCAGGTGGTATAGTTCCGCCGGGATTACCGTCCAAAAGAACCGGTACTGGGCACCATTTGAACGAAACGAGTTGGATTATACTATAGAGAAATTAGAGTGTGCAGTCGGTTTAAATGAAAGTGAGAACGACGAGACAGAAGAGGAATCGACCGAAACAGAGGATTCAACAACAATAGTTCTAACAGCCGGCGAAGGCGCGAAGGGGATCTCATTTTCGAATGAATTCATGACACAATCCATATTGAATAAGGTATATCAAAAAATAGGCGGATACAGCTATAGGCCGGCATCCGTAAAGTTTATGGGCGACATCCGATTAGATCCGGGGGACATCATAGTTGTAAATGATGGCACGCAGGATTACACGATCCCGCTCATGACCCTCGAGTGGACATTTGACGGGGGTCTGAGTACATCGGTAACGGCCGTAGGGAATACGGATGAAGAAGAGTCGATTAACTTCCAAGGCCCAACTGCCCGCACTCTGGACCAGGTACAGGCCGAACTTTTGACGGTAGGAAAGCTGGTGGCGAACAAGATAGATGCGATAGTGGTAGAGGCAGAGTTTTTGGCTGTTTCGAAGGAGCTGACGGCGGTTAATGCAAAGATCGATAACCTCGATGTTGATTACTTAACAGCCGAGACAGCTGATATCAAGTACGCAACTATCAGCCAGGCTAACATAACGGATGCTGCTGTGAAGGATCTGACAGCAGAGTATGGGGAGTTTAGGACTGCGGTTGTAGATGATTTTACAGCTGTGAATGCTTCGATAACCGATCTGGTTGCCTCTCAGATATCAGCAGCTTATCTAAGTGCTAATTACGTTCAGATCGATCTGGCCAACATCGAAGCCGGCAGCATCACAACGGCGATGATCTCCACAGGTGCCATTGAGACCGCCCAGATCGCCGACGGATCTATTACCGATGCTAAGATCGTTGAGTTGACAGCGAATAAGATAACGGCCGGGACATTATCAGTAGAACGGTTGGAGATTAGAGGCAGCGAAACAAGCCTTGTTTATGCGCTGAACAATATTACTAACGCACTTCAGGCCCAGAGCGTAGACACTTTGAACGGGGAAATACTAACTGAGCGGACAATAACCGCGGATAGAATCGTGGCTAGGAGTATTACAGCAGATGAGATTGCGGTAAATACCATTACAGCGAACAACATTGCATCAAATGCCATCACGACCGATAAACTTAATGCGTCAGCTGTAACGGCTACAAAGATAGCCACGAATGCGGTGACAGCGGAAAAGATCAATGTTACTTCATTAGAGGCAATTGTCGCGAAGATAGGTGGGTTCAATATTGAATCTAACGCCTTGCATAACGGTACGACTACCTTGGCAGGTGCCGTAAACAGTGTGTACCTCGGTACGGACGGCATTAGTTGTGGTAATGCTTTCAAGGTTGAAGCAGATGGTACTTTGAGTGCTTCGAAGGGCAATGTAGGCGGTTGGAATGTTGGTACATCCGGGCTATACAATGATAGCATCGGAACCGGGAAAGCGGGGTTTGTATCGCATCCCAGTAGCGCAATAGCACTCTATGTAGGTACCAAAACCTACGCGCAAATTCTGGACAGTATTAATAGCGGTACAGATGATTACCCCGAAATGTGTGTGACCACAAGTGGGGGTATTATGTGCAATGAGATCTACTTAAGAGGGATGACTTTGTTTAGCAGCGCATCAGGCTACACCGGCAATGTTGGTTATTTTATACTCGGGAATATTGGAGTTGTATTTGGGCGCAAGGTAATTACTCCAGTGAAAGATACACCGACAGGTTTGGCGATAACATTCCCAATCGTATTTAAGACACGTCCGGATGTTATCGCTAACGCAATGACTGCCGTAATGGGAACAACCGTTGCTGGGGCATCTGCCGCCGGCATAACAACCACAGGATGCACGCTATATGCTACTCGGTCGAACGCAACTGACACGACCGTGGGATTTATTGCAATTGGATTTGTGCTTTAACCTTTAACCTAATTAAATAAGAAAAGGAGAATGAAAACATGAAATTTTTAGACACATATAACACAATTGCAGGGGCGGTGATCACCGTCCTTTCTGCTATTTTAGGAGTATACTGGTACATTTTCGCGGCGTTCTTGCTTTTAAATATCTTGGACTGGGGTACAGGATGGTATAAAGCGCGTCAGCTCCAGAAAGAATCCAGTGCTGCCGGATTGAAAGGGATTATTAAGAAAACCGGATACTGGGTTATTATTGCGGTTGCTTTTCTGGCCAGCGGGGTATTCCAGGAACTCGGTCACGATTTACTTAATATAGATTTATCGTTTTTGAACCTGATCGGATACTTTACCCTGGCCTGCCTGGTCGTTAATGAGATGCGAAGCATTATAGAAAATCTAGTGGAACTTGGATATAATGTGCCGCCGGTGCTGGTGAAAGGGCTGGCGATCGCAGATAAGATGATTAATAAAGAAACGGAGGACGAATGATATGAGTAGAGATATCAGTTTATTACACCCGACGCTGCAGGAGAAAATTAAGAAGATGCAGGCTAAATTTCCGAAGATGGGGGTTTCAGAAACTTACCGGACGGTCGTCGAACAGGACGCGCTATACGCGAAGGGAAGAACTACGACCGGGCCGATTGTAACCTACGCAAAGGGAAGGACATATAGTTCGCAGCATCAGTGGGGTATTGCATTTGACTTTTATTACAACGATGCTAAGAATTTATATCCGGAGGCATGGGTGAAAGAAGTTGCTGCCTATGCAAAAAAAATCGGTCTTGCCTGGGGCGGTGATTGGGCTAGTTTCAAAGACACTCCGCACTTGTATTTGCCTGACTGGGGAAGCACCACTGCGAAATTAAAATCACAGTACGGTACATTCGCTAAATTTAAGGCTACATGGGGAACAGTTTCTGCAGCTGAAGTTAGTACTCCGGCATCAAGTGATACCGCATCGGTCAGTAGCGATTTGAACGTAGATGGGGACTGGGCAAAGAAAACGACTACCAAGCTGCAGAAGATATACGGAACAACCCAAGACGGCAAGGTGTCAAATCAGTATGCAAGCTTTAAAGCCAAGTGTCCTGGCTGCGGCTCTGGATGGGATTGGAAAGCGAAGCCGGGCAGCTCCGGATCCAAGTTGATAAAGGCCGTTCAGAAAGACCTTGGTGTAAAAGAGGATGGTTATATGGGGCCGATCACGGTCAAAGCGTTGCAGAAAAAACTGAGCGTCACTCAGGATGGTTTACTTGGGCCAATTACGGTTAAGGCACTTCAGACCTGGGCGAATAAGCAGTAATTATTCAAAGGCTCATTACAGGTTAAAAATTTGTACAACACTTACAGTCAGCCCATCATGTAAAAAGCATCAGCAGGGACGCGTGCATAAAATGATATTACCATAAGATAATTTATATGGTAAATGCAAAAACTCATAGAAAGTCTCTTTAACTAAGTTTGCCCCTCCTTTGGGGAAATACGTGCACTTAATGCTAATGCATTAAAGACCCACGTCTTCGGAGGTGGGTCTTTTTTATAATTATAGTAGAATAAAATGTATTTTTTTTTATTATTCATGTTTGGCTGTGCTATAATATGTTCGGAGGAATTATTATGTTAAAAGACGCCGAGATGAGAAAACAATTAATTAAAGAGTTGAACAGAATAAATGCTTCTCATAATTATAGAATTATAGAGGAATTAGCAGTGTGCGATGGAGATGCGCGTGTTGATGTGGCTGTTGCAAATGGCAAGTTGTGTGGCTATGAAATAAAAAGTAATGCTGATACATTAGATAGGCTGCCACTGCAACAAAAGTGCTATGATAAAACTTTTGATACTGTTTCGATAGTAGTAGGCGAAAAATTTGAAGGCATAATAGAGAGGCATATACCTGAGTATTGGGGTGTATATATTATTCGCGAATGTAGAACTGGATTAAAGTTGGTAAAAAAAAGGAAGGCAAAAGCAAATAGAAATGTAGAAGCAAACGCACTGCTTGAATTATTGTGGAAAGAAGAAGTCCTTACATTGCTCAAAGCTAAAGAAATTAAGGGTTTATCCGGGAAGAACCGAAGAGTCTTGCGACAAATGGTAATTGATAATTTTAGTCTTAATTCAATAAGAGAATATACGAGAGAAACCTTGAAATACAGGCAAAATTGGAGAGCATAGATTTATGTCTACACTCTCCCTATTGTTTATAGAATTGAATCAATAAGTGTAATATGATGATTTAAACTATATCCAACCCATTTAGTAAGATTGCCACTTTTTTGATTGGTGCCATTGGCAGTATCTGAGATTATTTTATCGCCAAAGCAAAAAGCCTCTCCGGAGAAAGCTGAGTGATTCTTTATTAATTTACAACAATTGGATACATTTATGAAATCTAAGCCTCCTTTTTTTAGAGATAGCCCCTTGACAATTAGATATTTATCAGCA